ATTTCTAGCGAGTTGTTCGAGCGCGTCTTCACAATCTTCACCTGATGTATAGTTTGACTCGCGCAGTAAGATCACCAGGTCAATGAGCTGACGCCTACTGCCCGCGCCTGCACCAAGCGTGCGTGGTGGGAACCTCTGTTTGTCTTTGTAGACACCGACGAAACCGTGTGCATCGTCAGGTGTATCGAACTGCTCGGAGCGCTCGACGCGAGTACCGATGCCGCCGATAGCTTCGTCTTCTTCGAACATTGCCTTGAGTGCTTTGGTGACTGTGGTCGAGTCAATTGGTTGAATCATCTGTTTGCTCTCTTCGCAGCGCGCGCGACGTAAGTACCGTAGACGTCAAGACCTATGCGCAGCACGATGGAACGTGGCGGCAGCAGTTCTCTACTAGGTATGGTGTCAGTTCCTTCGTGATGGTACACCGCATATTCAACATCGTTGCTGACGCCTGCATTCTCGCGCGAATAGAACGGTGTAAACCCAGATCGCAAGTTACCTGACCGTACCAACATCTTCTCTTTACCTAAGCGCCGTTTCTGCAACACAGTAGATTCTGCGAGCGGCATCCACCTACCAACTAACGAACCTTCGCTATCGAAGTTTCTGATGCACCAACCATAAAGCTGTATTGACGCCTGGCGGTTAGCCGGTGTTGGGTTTGCCATCTCACCTAAGAAACGCTCAAGCCTTTTCTCGAAGGCGCGGACGTTTCTTTGATTGACTTGCGCGGATACGGTCATCGCTCGTCCTGTGCGTCGATGATCGAATCAGAATCTGGACGCCAATCTATTTCGCAGTCTGGGCCGAATCGCGAGGTGTACTCTTTGTCGACCCATGCAGAATTCGGTTGCGGCAACGATTGGTCTACATTGACAGTACCATCTACGATCTGGCCGAAGATCCCACCATCGCCATCTTTACCATAAAGGTACGTGCCTAAACGTTCAGACTCTTCTGACCTGATTGACAACTTGTAGTAAGCCACGTCGATCGACAAACTTTTCACCATGCCTGGGATAGTAGTGAACGGCACCGTGTACCGTACAGACAAGCGCGCATCTACTTCGTCCTCTGCTGGGTTGATGTACGCGTCGGTCATGTCCTGGTCGGCGCTTGCCTTTGCGGCAGCGGGGTATCTCTTTACAAGATCTGACCATGTCACATAGCGGCTCATAGTCAATAGACTCCGACGGTGGGTTGTTGCACGTGTACCAACTGAAAGCGTCGATACGTGTTCACGCCGATAACTGCTATCTGTTCATTCAACAACCACTGCCGCGACATAGGCAACGTAAGATCAGCAAAGTAAAAACCGTCACCCGAAGATGTCTGAGCAATAGACGCAACCAACGTACCAGACGAATTCAACAACGCGCTAGATATGGGTGAAGCAACAGTACCGCTATTCACCCAAGTAGTCCTAAGTGTAGAACCTACGAACTCGCTGACTATGTTCAACCTTTGATTCACGACACGTATCCTCCAAGTTCTATCGTCGGTTGATCGGCACCCACGCGTATCTTACTTCCGTCTGAGCCTGTGAACCTAGTCAACACAGACGCTACGTCATCCACCATTTGCAGAGTGTCTGCTACCACCATCAGAATCTTGAGTTGCGCCACAGACTGATCTATAACAGATATCAAACTTGCTGTTATGGCGTTAAATAGAGAAGCACTTAGAACAGAGTCGACCGTTGTTGTATTCTCAGACTCAAGACGCTCTCGGTAAGCCGACAACAACACTTGCCAGGTGACTTGGATTGCGTCAGAAGCAATAGAGCTTATGATTCCACCGCCAGACACAGACGATAGGAAATCATCAGTGAAGACAGTTGAGTCACCTTGTCTGCTGGTTAACAACATGCGGCGAATAAACGAGTCCGCTATCTCCACAGACTCATCTACGAACATATTGTAGAGCGTGCTTAAATCAAGCTGCCCCTCGGAAATGATCGTGATTTCTGCGGCGTCGCGCATTCTCCTGAGCAGAGTTATAAAACCATCTGCCACGATCAGCACATCGCTAGCCGTAACTGCATTGATTGTTTGCCCCATCACGCTCGATAAAAAGCTGTCTACAGTGATGGTCGAATCTTCTTGTGACCTGTTAGAAACAGCCCTACGTAAAAACGAGTCGACCACATCAGAAGGGTCAGACGACAATAGGTTGTGTAACGTGTTAGCAGCTAAACCACCTTCTGAAATGATGGTTGTTTCAGTAGCTCCGCGAAGTCTCAGTATTAGAGATATGAACGCGTCTACTACCGTGGTCACATCTTCTGCAGTGACGGTGTTGACAGTACCACCGGCAGACGCTGCTTTGATCTCGATACCTGCCACTACGGGATTTTTGTAATACCCGCTGCCACCGTTAGCAACGTCGTTCCAAGTAACAGTCGCAGAAGTAGAACCTGTTCTCACTTGAGCTTGATTAGAATTCCACTCTGCTTGAGGTGCGTCGAATAACTCTGTCCAACCTGTACCAACATCAACATTGATACTCCCACCGTTAGCTGTGCCGGTTAACGCAGCAACGACATAAGAAGTAGAAGCAGGAGCCGCACTTAACGACGGTGCGTATGAACCATCAGATACGCCAGATGGAGTTTGTAAGATCGCACCAATAGGAGACCCAGTATCAAAACTTGATTCTGAATATGGGCTGATTCGCAAACGCCCGAACTGAGCGCCTGTCTTAGAAACAGTTACTGTGAATGGTGTGCCGTTACTAACAGCCGTCCATATTTTTACAGCTGGTGCATAGTCTTCATCGGTACCAAAATCAGCTGACGCCCTAGGTGTCCATGTTAAGTCGGCACCCGTGTCGTCTATGGAAATAAGTGCCGCAGGTTGTTCAGACCCACCATCGTTCGTTGATTGAGCAATGACAAAAACCAGCTCTCCATTGGGAACATTCAAAGTCCCTGTAGTTAGAGATGTAGCGCTACTACCAAGTTCGGCAGGTGTGTAGTCTGTGCGTGACATTAAATGTCACTCCCTATTCGTGTTACCGACTCACCCCACGCGCCTTGATCGCAAGCAGAACCGCCAGTTGTCCCATCTGTACTACCAGCGTCGATACACGGCGAGCCGGTATCTAATTGGTAGAATAGCGCGCGCGCCCCGACTCCAACAAATAGCGGGTCAGTTCCAGACCCATCTCCGTTCTGGTCAATCGTTGTGCCGTTCGAGTTGTTACCCATCGCGGTCGCGAAGGCGGCGAGTCCCGAATGATTGTTCCGACTCGATCCGTCGTATCCAGGCGATGTTACGTAGTTCCGTGTCCCACTCACCTGGTAGTGGTGGTTGTAGTCTATCAACGACTGGAGCAGTGCCGTTGCGTGATAGAAACCTTCCAGATCCGCCGATCCACTCACACGCGTGATAATGTTGTTATAGACAGAAGCAAGAGCAGAAGCATCAACTATGACTACACAACCTACGCTACCACCAGAAGGCACGACTAGCGTGTTGTTGTAGATTTCTACCGGATGGAAGATTCTAGTTGTTCGAGTATCCAGGTACACATTGCGCAACATGATCGGGTATCGTGCAATGATAACGTTATTGTAAATCTTGGTAGCAGAGCGGCCTACGTTGGCTTGGTGGAAATCTCCTTCATTCCACCCGAATATGCCAACAGGGTTTGCTGCAGTTCCTGTGCTCAAATCGATGTAGTTGTACCGGAATATGTTACTGCATGTATCTTCGTTCTGAGCCTTGCCCATGAACCCGCCAGCTTGATCTTCAACCGTGTTGTACTCGAAAATACAATCACGAGCTGACCACACCTCAAGGGCAGAAAAGTGATCTGCACTATTAGCAACGTAACCGATATTGTCGTGAAACCAATTGTTTCTGATGATCGTACCTAACGAGTCATTAAGCTCAATTTGAGAGATGTTGAGATCGGCCACCAATGCGCCGCTCTCACCATGGAAATTCGTAAACTCGTTGTCTTCAATGATGATACCTTCGCGAGTAGGCTCCTGAATGCCACTTGCGTTGCCCACGCAGATACCGCGGCGCGTGTGCCCAGTAAATTTAAGACCACGAATCGTCGTGTGCTCTTCGAGCAACCCTATGACCGATGGGCCTAAAGTATTCCCACCACCATAACTTCCAGCACCATTGTCACATTGAATAACAGCACCACCTGTAGTGACAGCACTGATAAGCGTTGGCGTGTCAACGCTACCACCCTTTATAGTTAAAGCGTAACCGTCGTAATTCAAGGGTTCCAACAGGTCATAAACATCATACACACCATTGATCAAACCAACGCTTCCACCAGCGTAACGAGCGCGTGCTGTGGAATCGTTCAACATCGTAATAGCCCACGGGTCTCCTATAGATCCACCACCTGCGGCTGTGCCGGTGCCAGTAGGCGAGATGTAAAAGTCAAAAGTAGTGCCACCACCTCCACTACCGCCTGAGTTGCGAACAATACGCGCTACAGTAGCTTCGAGTTTACGACGTTGATAGTTGTACCGTGGTGGGATTATCAACGGCTGTCGACTCGGAACTATTATTTGATGTTGCATCAACTTAACGCTCCGATCTCGACACCGACATCTTGATCGCACGTTTTGCAGAGTTCGTATGGGCTAGTACGCAAAGCTTCGTAGTCGTCATTGATGTGGCCTATTACGCCAACACCGCTCGCATCGTACGCACACCTGCTGATACGGCCGTCTGCCATCATGAACACCCTGCCATCTTTAACCCAACGACATTCTCTGCGTTCTGCAGACACGTGCCATTTAACCTGGCCTGCCCAGTTCGTAGCGCTTAGCGAAGGGTCTGCTGAGACTCCTGCTATGAGGTTGTGGCGCTTCAGAATCTCTATCGCAGGACCTGCTTTCTCTGGTCTGTGCAACGATACGAATATGATCGGGTTATGCGGCACTAATGCGGCCGCGAGCTCCTCTGTAATCAACAACCCGTTCGTGGCGAATACTAATTTGAACTCATCGCCAAGCACGTCGCGAGCGGTCTCGATGTACTCAACGAGTTTCGGATGCATGGTCGACTCACCTATACCGGCAAGATTCAACTCTTCCTGCCAACCGCGATCACGGAACGTTCTCACCCACTTGAGCGCCGAAACGAAGTGTTCATCAGACATGAACAGCTTCTCACGTTGCAAGCTGCGCGACGGACAGTACCGACAACGCAGATTGCAATGTGATGAGAGCTCTATCTGATGAAGCTCGCGGATTGAGAACGTGTTGTTCACACTTCCTCGTCTGACACCACTGACTTCTCAACTTCCTCTGTGATGTATTCACCGTCAAGACCGGTAGCTACTTCACCGTTGACAAGCTTCGCTTTCTTGACGCCGATCACAATAGAGCCGTCACCTCCCTGCTTCAACCGTGAACCTTCCGGCTGAGGAAATCGCGACACCGCTTCGGCCAGGCAATTCGAAGCTTCTTGCCAGTTGCGAGACTCGAACGCGGTCTTTGCATCATGACTCAGTTCAACGAGTGTGCGGTCGCTCATTTCTCACCTGCCTTTCTCTTCAGATCTGCTTCCTCGGCTTCCTTCTTGGCTTTCTCTTCAGCCTCGAGTTCAGCCAACAGCTCGTCATCGGTCTTCTTTAGGCCGAAGTTTAGTTCACCGGTTTCCTCGTCGCGGTAGAACTCTACTTCACGATCCGGGTTCTGATGCCGGATCAACGCCTCGTAGCGCTTCTGTACATCGAGCGCGGCTTGGTGTTGACCTGCAACCCAGCGTCCAGCAGACCACTTGTTGAGCTCGTCTGCGTCGCAAGGCTCGCCGTCCAGCGGACCTGGGTCTATCTTCTTTGCTTCCTTCGTCTTTGCCATGGTTCAACCCTCTTCCGCGCGAGAGTGCAAAACAACCACGCCTGTATTGATAGCGCTGATAGTTTCAGACAAACCATCAGGTCTACGACTATGAACCGATGTCAATGTGACGTTGCAGAAATCTTCACCACCGTGGAGCTCAGTGATAACAGCGGGGATGAGTACTACGTCGCCCTTGCGAAGCTCTGTGCCATTTCGATCGTGCATGTCTATCTCCTTCAGGTTGAGTGAGTGTTATCGTGCGACCCCACGCGGATGCGCGCGGTCAGGTTCAAAAAATCAGAATCACCGAGTGTGACACCGAGACCGATGACACGATTACCGATGATACCAGTCGTTGCATGGCTGTTCACATGATCGGACAGACCACAGCAGTTGATCGTCTTCGACGTCACACCGTCGGCAGCTCCACCCCATGTTGCGACACCGAAGATCCATTCGCGAGACTGGGCAGATGCACCGGCAGCAATGAACTGCTTACGGCTCATCTCGCCCATGCCTGACTGCACATCAGTAAACGTCGCCGCGGCCGTGGTAGAGCCGATTACGATGTTGAAAAACACGCTCGTACCGGTTGCCTGCACTGCGCGGTTGGCAATGCGGTTCAAACCTGCAGACGTGACGAGGTTGCGTAGAGTTTTCTTCTCCACACTACCATCGGCACGCACCACCTTAACGTCCCACTCGCCATAGATCGGGACAAGCTCACGCGGCCTCAGTGTCCCACCGAGAACCGCGGCCGCATCGGCAATTCGTTCAGAGATACTTGGATTCATACTGCTTCGTAGCCTCCTCATGTAAACGGGTTATAAACTTACTGAAGAACTCCTTCGAGTGAAATCGGCCTTCAGCGTCCAATGTCGCGGCCAGATCTGGAGCGAGTTCGCTTTTGAATGCCATCGACAGTTTCACATCGAATCCGGTTCCAGTCACCTGAACGCAATGCGTGTAATATTTCAAAGCTTCTATGAGGCTCCGAACAGGGTCGTTCTTATCCAACATTTCTTCGAACAACTTGATGCCCAGTTGCGCACGGTCGGGTTGCCCTTCAAGTACGTTGCCGCCGGTCTGTTCGAGCTCGAATGCCAGACCTTGGGCGATGTCGCGCAACATCAAGTAACGATTCAAGCCGCGATCTGGGAACTTCTCTCTATCCTTGTGGAGCAGCGGCAAATTACGGCGGAAGCGTTCGCGGCGAGTTTCCTCATCCACGTATCCTGAATGAAGGAACTGCACATCATGCCTCAACGTTGCATTCGGTATGCTCTTACCCACTTCTGTCTCAGGATGTTCGTGCACCACCCCATAGAACTTGACACCGACATCGCGCCTGAATAGACGGAACGGAAAGTCAGTGGTGAGCACAGTCGGCGGGTTGGTGGAGTAGTGGACTTGCGGGAACCCGATGGCTTTGTGTTGACTTGGTCGCAAGTACTTCCACATGTTCCACGGCTGCTGGATTTCTTCATCGTCGTCACACCACAAAACCCAGTCACACGAAGCGCGTTTTACTGTCAGGTTACGGGCTTCATCAAAACCGTCCTTCAATGCTTCGAGTCCATCGAATACTGTGAAAGGTTTCCACTTATAGTCCTGCGCCAGGTGCTCCAATACTTCGCGCGTGCGGTCCGTAGTAGTCGGATCGATGCCAACAACGATCTCATCCACCCAATCTACGAAAGACTCGATGCAACGGCGCAGAGTCTTCTCACCATCTTTGACGATAAGACATGCGCTAACTGTCTGCCGCGGTGCCAAGAACTTACGCTTGAGATTGTAGTCGACCGTGCCAAACTCGACAGTAGGCTCGACGGCCCACACCCAGGAACCAAGGATGTCACCTGTTTTATCTTGCCCCGCAGGCGCGCACATGATGTCGTGCTCATTACCGGCGCAGATATCAATGATGTCCTGACGCTCGAAATGGTGGAGGTGTTCACGCGCTTTGCGGAAGTTCTCTGTGCCTGTCCACTCCCATCGTCCGATCGGCGTCGTGATGATAATCACACCACCAGGCTTGAGCACACTGCGGAAACCCTCGAGCAGCGCATACGGATCTAGAACATGTTCGAGCACTTCGCCTGCAACGATGATGTCGAACAGATCGCGCGGACCTGACTTGAGACGTTCGCCGGTAAGCGCGTCCATTGATTCGCCTTTACCACCTACTACAGGTGTCAATGAACTTTTCGACGTCAACAGATCCTGCGCACCTATAACAAGTTGCTCGATGTTGATGAGTCCTTCTTTCTCAACCCACTTCATCGCAGCGCCTATCGCGCGCGAGGAAACATCAACACCTGAGAACTTACATTTGGGAAACATTTTCGCAAGCGGGATCAGGTAGTGCCCATGCGCACAGCCGTAATCCAGGACCCTGCACGCGCCACCACGTTTGCTAACATGCCTAACCATCAGAGCAGACACACCACGAAATCGCGTGGTAGACGTCACATCCTCACCGATCACCTTATCTTCGAACTTGTCGTAGTACTCTGTCTGGTGTGTGGCGTAGTGATTCGAGAAGTCCAACGGATCATTGGCGAATTCATACAGCTCGTCGAGCTCGTCGGCAGTACGATCGTTTATGGGATTGTGCGTTGTCGGTGACAACCATTGCGCGAACGCGATGTCACTATGTTCGATGGAGTGGCGCATCGCAGTAGTGTCACTGCAATGCCGGCGACTGAACGCTTCGTTGATGACGTTGTCGAGATGGTCGACAGCTTTCACCCAGGTCTTGAAGTTCGCGGCCTTGAGCTGTGCTGCCTTATAACCAGCAAGCGTCTTCTGCCCAGGTTCATAGATCATATCTCTGATCACATCTACGAAAGCGTTCTCATCTGCTTTACCTTCGTAAGTCAGAGGAATCAATTCGACGCCAGCGTCTACGAGCTCGCACGTTTCAGGCAACGCGCCCACCGCGCTCGTAAGCATCGGCAGTCCTGCGTGCATGCACTCCATGGCCGTGATGCAGCTGACTTCGTTGAACTCTGTCGGATAACATGCGAGATCGCACGAGCGTTGCAGCGCTGCGAGTTGCGGCTTGGACAGTGCGCCTAAGAACGTGACGTTGCCAAGTGCCTTGCCCCACTCCTCGAGCTGTTGATAATATCCGCGCATCTGCGGCACCGTGTTGTCGTAGCCACAGACGAAAAGATGTGCATCGGTATCGGACAACCGGTCCATGATGCCGCCAGGTCGCACGAGATGTTCAAGCCCTCGCTCCGGGCGCGAGGAGTAGAGCAGTTTGAATGCATCGCTTGGAAGCTTTTCTTTCCACTCGGCGAAGTGGGTATCCATATCATGACGGAAACCTTCAGCTTGATAGATGTCTGGGTCAACGCCGTTCGTGACTACGCGCACGAAGTCGGGATCGAAGCCGTACACCTCACATACCTGGTCCTTGTGCCACTTGCTGACCGTGGTCACAGCATCGATCTGCCACATTCCATGATTCGACACGGCGGCAGTGCGGAATAGAGCCAAGTCGTGGAGCTGCCAGATATTGATCTTGCTCGCGAACTTCTTGTGGAAGGCGAGCTGATGGCGTTGAATGATGATCACATCATGCGGCGTGTTGCGCGCATACCATTCGAAGTCACGGCCTAGTGGCGTGTCTTGAGCGATGTTGCCGACGCACAGATAGTCAACGCCATCCCAGTTACCTTGTTGTTCAGATGTGGTGAACACCGTTACCTTATAACCGCGCGCGGCGAGCTCGCGCGCCTGGTAGTAAGCCGCTGACTCGCTGCCGCCAAGCGACTTGGTTTGTACTGTCTCGCCGTTGAACGGCATGCCCATGGAGTGGATTACGATATGCATACTTCAATCTCCCGTGTTACTCAAATGTTTCAAGAAGCAACCCGCGCGTGCGCTACTAGGTGAGACGCACACGCGGGGGAGCCATTCATTGCTGGCTCCACGCATTCCGTTCAAGCCAAGCCGTTGGACTGTGCGGAGCCGACGCCTGAGAGCGTTGCTCCGAAGTTCACACCGGTCACTACTTCATCCTGGTAGTAACCGGCTTCTACGGACTCGACCTTCCGCTTCGTATCGTACGGATGGCGTTCAACCACCAGCGGCGCCGGCAACTGAGCTTGCACCCAGCGGAAGCTGTACATGTAGCTCGGGGTCTCACGCGAAGGGCGTGGCGGCGCGTAATACACCATCACACGATCATGGAACGGAGAGGCAAGCGCCATCGTCTGCGCTTCGTTCGCCGTGTTCCAGAACGCCTGTTGTACCCAGAAGCGCTCCACTTCGAAGAGAT